CCGCTGTATAGGTATACCGTTTAAGATTTCAACGACCACCTCTTCAAGTTCAACTTGTTCTGTGACCTGCCGCATCTCCGTCTGTGTTCGCTTGACAAGATGGACCTGCCTATCACGGCAGAACCATGCATACCTCCAAGGATCGAGGCCGCGGCTCTCAAATTCGGCGATACAACGCTGAGCCGGAATTCCCGCATGAAGACGAGCACCATCCTCGCTCTTCTCCGCAACTGCATCCAGCCACTGGTAAATTCCGATGTGCTGGCGACAAGCCATTATGGCTTCCCTCTCCAGGGGGGTGAAGGTCCTGAAAGTTGTTTTCAAGCGTTCATCAGATGTGTTGATTGTCGCAGTACCTGCGAACAATTGCGACCAGCGAAAAGACGCATCCCCGAGCGACGACACGTTATCTGCATAGGGTTTATGTTTATTGGAGACGAGGTTGCTTGCGACGACCCTAATATCCCCCAAACCATCCGACGCACCGCCCCCAGATGCGATCAGTCGGCTATCATATGACGAGCCAGCCCCGCCTGACCTGAAATCAAGATAGGGCGTTTGCCCTGACGATGGCGAACCAAGTGTGATGTGAGCGTTGCTAGCCTGCATCGTAAGTTCGCTATTCCGCAATCTCACATTGGTGGCTCGCAATATGTCCGTCGTGAATGTCACACTTGCGAAGTCGATACCATTTACGAGCTGAGAATTCCCTTGAACGCGCAAGACCGTGCTAAACTCGCGTAGCGCAGGCCTACCGTTCTGGGCGCCCAAAAGAATGCCGTCGGTAAAATAGGCACCGGTTACGGGATCGCCATAGTTTGAGATTGACAGACCAGCATCAACATCCGTGCCGCGCACGGTATCTCCGAGGCCAACGATCGACCAACCACTTCTAATCTTGGCGGAACATCCAGCCGCGATGCCAACGTTGGCTTCACCCGCTGTAACGTTCAGGAAACCGGTCGCGGCTCCCGAGAGACGCCCCTGAGGGTTCATCCCGAAAATAGAACCGCGCTCTGCGCCCGGGACACCGCCATCACCGACCGTAGCCAAGCCGAAGCCAGCAACCGCGCAATAGTTCCGATCCGGGTTCGTGTTTTCGGTTGCCGCCCCCAATGTAAGCCTCGCCTCGAGAGCGTGACGGCCGCCCTTTGTTCCAAGCCCACCGAAAGAGTGATTGATAAAAAAACCATTTACCTTGGAACCGGATCCTGCAGTCCCATCCAGCTGATCACTTTGGATCCGAAAAAAATTGTAGTTATGAGGGTTGGCGCCAGAAAATCCTCCTACGCCTTTTGCGATGTCAACAAATACACCCCTAACCTGCGCGCCCCCTAGAGGGCGGTACATGATAGTAGTCCCGTCTTTAACAACCACTCCTGGCGAAGAAGCAACGATTGAAGCTTCCCCATGGGTGAAAGTAACCACACTCTCCGGGATCGTAAGAGTTCCCGACTTAACATAATACGTGTTGAAGATATCAACATCACAGCCTAGCTTAACGGCAGCAGCGTACGTGTCCGCGAGGCTGCCTGCACTATCGTTTCCGCTTCCCTCGAGTGCACCAAACATCTCGGGGCGGACCGTCCTGTCAGGAACCAGCTCCCACCGACGAGTTCCACTGTTTGTCCGGCGCTGCCACGGCTCAAGATCGCCAACGTTTGGAACTTCAATGGCGAGCGGCCATGCGCCACTATCTCCCATGGCATAGAAACCATTTGTGCGTATTGCTGTCATACCAGTCGGCAAATTGAGAGTGGCGAGCGCCTGAACAACCCCGACGATGGGGACTTCTTTCTCTGACGCGATATCGTTGACGTAACTGGCTGCACGGTCAGCTTCGCGCCCGGAACGATTAGCCTGCCAATCCGACCGGTCGGCCTCCATCTTTGCCCTGTCAGCCTCAGCCCCCGCTCCAGCGATCAATTCACTGGCAAGAGCAGGCAAATTAGGTCCTGGGCCAAGTGCATCTCCCTTTTTCATCAGCGTGTCGCCATCGCTTATCCCGGCCTCGATGACGAGCGCTTCTTCACCGAACTCAACCATGACCGCTCGACCGACGTCGCGTCTAAGCTCCTGTTGCTGAGTTGCTAGTTTGGAGAATTCTCTCTCTAAAGCATCGGGACCTATCCTTGTCCCTGACATAACGCCGGCCGACCGCGCAGCAACTCTGGAAGATAACACAACATATCGGGTGGTCGCAGGCACGCCGTAAGGGAACTTGATTGTAAAGAAATCAAGTGGGTTAAGAGCTGTATTCCCGTTCACCTTTGTTACGGCGACGCCGGCAACTTCGGAAAACCGTTGGTCGCTTGTCGCCCGTGCGAAAACGATAACATCAGCTGGATCGAATATCTGAAAGTCGAAGGGGCCATACGTGTCGCCACCATTCCCTACGAGAATGCCGCTCTGTCTTAGCTGCCGAGGAATAGGATAAGGATTTTCAACCATTGTCGCCCCGCGAGAATTTTTGGATCAGGCAGAGCGTAAGGGGCCGCGGGCAAGGTTAAGTGCGAGCGAGGAAACCTTGGCCGTCACTCGGGACCAAGAGCGACCTCAGGATTCGGCAGGCGCTTAAAAGTCAGCTCGCCAGGCTCCCACCAGTGCGAGGCCTTCGCCTTCTGAGCCTTAAAACTCTTGTCCGCGTCGGGATCGAGCAACCACTGCAGCTGGTCGACGAAGGCGCGGCGATACCATGTTCGCGTCGCAGGATGTGAAGAAAGGATCGGGGTGTATCGGCCAACATATTTTGCCGCGGCGCGGCCGACCTCCTGATCGTCCGGATAGATGATGGATTGAACGCTCTTTAGCGTTAGATCCACTGTGTCGGAAATGAACGCTCCACCGATACCACCCAGTGTCGCGGTAAGCCCCTGTCCGAAACGATTTTCCGACTTATCGACGAAATCAGCGAACAGGCCGCCGCCGCCACCTTTGACGAAGGCTTTAACCCAGAACGCCCCCGCTTTTTCGCCGAACATTTCTTCCGGATCCTTGCCGTTCAGAACGTTCAGGATCTGGATATAAAAGGCTGCGCCAATTGTGAGCGGAATGGCCATAGCGGCAAAATATCCGGATCCTCGCGCGATCCTCCCTGCCGTGCTTTTCGACAGCATGGAATAGACATACATTGCCTCCATCTGCCGCGCCGTAAAGCTCATGCCGAAACTCATGAACTGGGAACCAAACTCCGCAATTTCACCCAAAATGGTGCCGCGCTCGACCTTCCCCGTCAGCACGCTCTTGATACGAGGATCTCCGGCCGGCACTGATCGTTCCTGCCATTGCTGGATCAGCTCGGCATATTTTTCCGCGAGTGTCCGGTCGCCTGTTTTCTCAAAGACGCCGCCCGGGTCCAGAAAGCCCATACTATCCACGCCAGCCCGCATTCTATGCCAGTCATCAGGCGTAATGCCGAAACCCTCCATGGCGCGCTGCAGGAGCGGATTGAGGTCGATCCAGTCGGTATCCTTCTCGGCCAGGCCCCCGAGTGTCTCATGCCAGGCCGTCGCCTCCAGGCGCTTGCGGGCATCTGTCAGGGGCGAAAGAGCGTTCCAGGTCAACGACCGATCGACAAGATAACGGCTCCATTCATGGCCAAACATCTGATCAACGAAGCGCGCACTTTCGTTCATCGTGTGCAGATAATCGTCCCAGATCATAGCCCGCCGCGCCATCGCCTTGCGATCGCCGTCGTTGGCAAACCGTTTCAGGATACCGCCGAACCCGCGAACCACCGGCAGGCCGGCCAACCGGCGTGATGCCGCCGCCACAAAGGGATCTGTCGCCGCAGCAAGAATACCGGTCGACCCCAGGGCGGCCGACGTTGCCAAGTTACGAATATCACCCGCCCATTGCGCCGGACCACTCAGCACCGTTTCCCTGCCGCGCAAAGCCCGCCAGAGACTGTCAACGCGATATTCTGCAATCTTTACGGCATCTAGGCCCGGAACCTTCAGCCCCTCGATGCTGAGAGCTCCGGACTGTCGCTTGCCAATGTCGACCTGTACGGCCTGTTTCAGCCACTCTATGGTCGCGTCGGGGTTCGGGCCGAAACGCTCCATAGCGGCAATATCGCGCGCCATACCGTTAATGTGGTTGAAAATCGAGCCAATCGCATCGGAGCTACCGAATTTCTCATTGTAGGCAAGCCAGCTGCGCGCGTCCTTAAAAATCAGGAAGCGGCTGTCCTGGTATTTGCTGGCCACCTTGCCTTTGCCGAACCTGCGCCCTTCCGGCCGGCGGTGCGCCCAGCCATCGGATGTGATCGTCTCGAAAACATAGTCAAGGGAGCTGTCGAGGTCGTTGGCGCCGATAATCTCGCCGGTGTTTGGATTGGTCATTTGCTCCGGATCAAGCAACGGCCGGATGAAATCTTTCCAGCGCTGGCGAGCCTCCTCCGGCGCCCGGCCGAGCTTGCGGATCGCCCGACGGTTATGGCTATGCACGATACCCCAGTCCTGACGTTTCGGAATATTGCCGCCGGCATCGTTGAACCGCAGGCGGAGATCCTCGAGGACGCCAGAAAGAGCGCCCGCAAGCGCCTTGGCAGTCGGATTGCTGACATGCTCGCCATGCATGGCCGTGATGAGATCGGCGATATCGACCTTGTTCAATCGACGGCCGAGACCCTTTGAGCGTCGGAAATGATACATCACATCCGAGAGCTGGCGATGGGCCAGGGCAATAATCGCATTGGCCTTGCCGGACATGCTTTGCGTGCCCTTGTAGCCGTTGTGGATCATCAGCGACAAAACCGCATCGAGCTTAGCCGGGCGACCTTTCCTGTCACGGTAGTTTTCGATGAAGCCCGCCAGATCCTTACGCGCCGCCTCCGTCAGGTTGACCTGCCGGCGCATTTCTTTGGCGTCGGCGCGCAATGCGGCGGCCACCTCATCCCGCGCGGCCGCCATCGCCTCGCGCTCGGGCATCGCTGTACGCTTCGTATCGAAACGGGCTTCATAGTAGCGGTGCAGTTCATCCGCCTGGCGCGAATTAATCGCACCCTGTGCAACGGCAGATGCCAGACAATCACGTAGGCTCATAGTTTACATGCCTCCAAAAGCTCGGCGAGGAATTCAGGTTCAGACGCCATCTCAAGCGCTTCCCGGGCGGAAACGACGCTCACTTTGCCGTCGCCATCCTCGATCGCCATAAAATCAAAATAGTTTTCAGGATTGCCGTTTCGGTCGCGTGCGGGTTCGGCCAGCTCGCCGGCGCGGATCTCGGCGTTGCGCATGCTGGCATCATCTAGCGGTTCAGCAACGTTGCGTGGGCGGATCGCCTGTTCCTGCAGCGGCTGCGCCGAAAATGAGCCCCCTGCAGGATCATCCACCTGGCGCGACGCTGGCGGAGGCGAAACCGCCCGGTCGGAGACCGCATCCGCCGCCGCCTCGACCTGCGATGCGGCAGCATCGATGCGCCGCGATGCATCGGCGACATCAGATGCAAAGAAGGTCTCGGCGATATCGTCGATCGCGTTTGCGTCGCCACTATAGACCCGCTCGTAATCATCCGGCCGCATAGTCAGAAGGCGGCCGGCCTCCTGCTCGGCCAGCATGCGCTCGACGAGCTCCGGAGGCGGGAAATTGTCCGGATCTGCCGCGTATCGCTCCGCCGCCTGCATGACCTCAATCTGCGCCGGCGCAGCATCCGACGACACCATGTAGTCGTCCAGAACACGTTCCTCGAAGCTGCGATTGATGAGATCGAGCTTTTCGGGTGCGAGCTCGACATTCATGGCTTTCGCCAAAGCCTCGATATCGCCGGGCTGCGGATTGCCATCGAGGACACGAGCCGCAATCTCTGGCCCGCCTTTGCCCATCCGATATACGCGGGCAAGCTCAGCACCGCCCTGGATCGATCCACCAAACAGTGCGCCAAACACGGCCGCGACGCCCGCATTCTGCAGCATGTCGCCCATGCCATGCTCGAGCCCGGCCGCGCGCTTGCGCTCCTGGCTCAAGCCCTGCAGGACCAATTCCTGCCCGCCGTTCAAAAGTGCTTCCGTCAAAATGGTCTTGCCGATGCGGCCGGCAACCGTCGACGACGTCGCGCCACCTGCACCGAACATCGCCATGCCCCATTGCGTCGGATCTCGGGCAGCACCACGAAGGCCCCCCACGAGCTGCGCGCCGAGACGACCGGCCGCGCCGAGCTCTGGCGAATTCAATGCCTCCTGCGACGCCCTTTCGGCATCGCGCATCACCTGGTTGTGCGCTTCTTCAACACTGGTTGACAGAACCTGCTCTATTTCCTGCCGGTACTTTCCTGAAAGCGAGAGCGCCCTGGTATTGAACTCCTGTTCGCGAGAAGCCCTGCTATCATCATCAACAGATGAGAACGCCGTGCCACCACCCCCCAGAGACATGGCCATCACCGCCTCACGATCGGGATCGAGATCGACCGCTGCAGCCTCACGCATTGGATTGGGCAACGTCTGACCAGTGATATCGGCGATTAGCTTGATACGCTCATCATAGGCCTTCTCAAGGCCGTAATAATCGGCGTTGGTGTTTTCGATCAGCCGCATCGTTTCGTCAGTTGCGCCCGCCGCTTTCGACCAGGCTTCGCCCCAACTCTCAGGTCCGCTCGAGCGGCTCGTGGGCAAATCGGTGATGTTCGGCAGCTGGATCATCGGTAAGCCCCCGGAACGCGCGCGCCGAGCCTGCCCTGCATGCCAGCCAGATCGAGCACCACGGGATTTCCGTCTTTGTCGGCGATGAACTGCGGAGACGAGCTCGACAGATCTCCCAAGGCAAAAGCATAACCACCATTAACAGCTATTGGCGTCGCCTTCTGGAAATCGCGCGCAGTCCAAGTGCGCCCGTTCTTAGCTACCACCTGGCCCACGTCGCCATCCTCGAGCGCATCGATAAGATCGCCGAATTTGTCCGCGCGGATCGATGGTGGCACAAATATCTGGCGAGACCGGGAGAACATTCCGCCGCTGAATTTCGTAAATCCGCCGAACTGGACGCCATTCGAGAATGTCGCGCCTGCCGCCTCTTGGTATGCTTTTTCGTAGATCGGCCGTGCGTCCTCTTTCTTCGGATCAATGCCGGCATCATAAAGACGCTTCCGGGCAATCGCGGCAGCCGCCTCATCAAGTCGGTTCACTTCTGCAGGAGAAAACTGCAGGGCGTCGCCGGCAATTGTCTGGGCAACCGGAATACGCTTCGTGTTCGGGATGTCGGTATAAGCCTTACCTTCTGGATTTTTGGCGTAACCGGAAATGAGATCGAGCGCCGCCTTCCTGTTGCCACCTGCAGCAATCAGACCGCCGGAAAGAGCAACCGCTGGCGCAGTCTCTCCCAACTCACGCAGCACCCGATCGGCGTCACGGCCTGCCGCATCCACCAGGCCGGCCGCAATTGCCAACCCCTTCGCCGGGTCCGCCTTCACGGCCGCTTCAATCTGCTCGGCTTCACCGGGGCGGAAATAGCGCGGCGAAACGCCGAAATGCTGACCGGCGGCATTGGCAGAATTGATGCGCTCCGAAAATGCGCCCGAGACCATAGCAGGATCCACGTCACCATCCAGTGGCAAGCCCTCCGAAACGGGCAGGACGCCGAAACGCTCGGCAACTCCGAGCGGATCCGTCTGCAGGTCCTTTCGATGGTCGGATATGGCCTTTCGCGCGAAATCGACATCGTCGGACGTTGCGTTCTCGCCCAGGATGGTTTTGAGCGATTTTTCCACGTGCCCGATCGGCTGGGTCCGGATCGCATCCGAAATTTTCATCCGCGTGAGCGTAGACGAGACGATTTCCCTGCCGCGGGGCGCAGTGCCGGCGTCGAGCTGAAAACGCGCGAGCTCATCAGCGCCCACTGGCAAACCTCGAGCGATACGCTTCGCCATGTCTTCGCCGCGTTTTTCGAGATCCGCATTCGATTTCGCATCTTGCGTCCGTCGAGCGCTTTCTGCCCCTGTCAAACCTTTGTCGATCGCGTCCCAGTCATCGGCCGTTACACCATCGAGTTTCCCCGCGGCATAGTCGCGCTTCATGTCGGCGCGCATCGTCTTGATCTGGTCGGCACTCATTGTCGCCGCCTGCCTGGTGTAAAAACCAACCGTCAGATCCGAACGACTTTTACGCTTCGCCTTGTCTGCTTCGCCGGCAGTCAGAACGCCACGCGCCACAGCGCTGTCATAGTGGGCGTCAATGGTCGACTGCGTATCGGCCAGCGCCGCGCCCGCCGCATCATCATCCATTTTCAGGCCGGCGAGTTGCTGGCTTTTACGGTTCTCGAGCTCGTCAACACGGCCAAGAAAATCGACACGATTGGCTGCGTCGGCCCTCTCTTTCTGATCGGCCCGCGCCTTGCTCAACAATGCCATCGCGCGCTTGTTGTATGCAGCGGTGTATTCCGGCGCGATTTCCTCAAAAACATTGTCGCGCAGATCTGCGGTCAGATTTTCCTGCAGTGCCTTTTCGAGCATGACAGGATCGTCTTTGTATTTTTCAAAGACCGCCTGCTGGTTCTGAACCATCGCCGCGTCCGCCACCTCGAGATAGGTGCGGGTTCCCTTGACGTCAAAAGCCCGGCCGTAGACCGTATCGCGTCCGGAGGGCCGGAAGGTACCTGCCCTACCAGGAGTGACTACCAACTCCTCCCGAACAGGGGTCACCGAGACCGGTTCCACCGATGATACCGAAGGGAGCTTGTCGTACGATCCAGCGCTGGGGGCAACCTTCGACGTCCACTTCGCAGCGAACTGATCAGCCGTCATGTCGGCGGAACCGCCGTTCAATCTCACCGCATCATGGCCAACCACATCGACAGCGAGGGCGTTGGGGTTCGCGAGCAACTTGGAAGCCCCACCTGCCCCTTGCTGGTGAGCGAGGTACAATTCCCCTGCACTCGGTTCGCGTCCAAGAGTTTTCCGGAGATGATCGCGATTGTCGCGCATGAGACGCGCCGCGGCGTCAGATGCCTGGGCTGGGTTGAAGCGGTCACTGAGACCATACTGTTTCGCCGTCCCGTCCACGAACTGGAAAAGTCCACCTGCCGACGAGTTATTGTTCTTGGCATATGGGTTGAACGAGCTTTCAATACCCGCCACTTCCGTCAAGGCATGCGGATCTACGCCGTTGCGCACGGCGGCATCTGCGATCATTGTTCGAAGCTCAGCGGGCGGCACTTTCACGCGCACGCCGGAAGATGCCTGGTCTGCCTTATAACCACCGCCCGTGAAGGTCGAAGGGGTCGGCGCACCCTCCATTGCTGCCCGCGCACCAGCCAGTTCGCCGGCGCGCTCGGCCTCGCGATCGGCACGCTGGCCGAAATGATCAGCCATGCGAGCAAGCCCGGCAGCAACTTTCCGCTCAAGGTCGCCGCCTTCCCGCGAAACGGAAAGCAGCCCCTCACTTAAGAGGGGCTGAGTTTGGAAAGGCTTGTAGGATACGGGGTCAATCCGTCTGTTTGCCATGTCAGTACCTGTCTGCGATGGAGGTTGCGCCCTTGAAGCCGATCAGCGCGGCGTCGAACATTGCCGATCGCTTCGCCCTCGAGGCTCGCTTTCGATATTCGGCCTCCCGTTCCTGCAGGCGGGCGACGCGCGTCTGCTCGGTTCCGACGTCAGAGGTAAGCGCAAGATCCGCCTGGCGGAACGCATCTGTTCTTGCCTGGAGCGGCGTACCGAACGACAGGTCAACGCCGGAAGCAGCGTAAGCTACATCCTGTTGGCCGATGCTCTCCATCATTTGCTGCTTGATGGCCGTGCGGCGGTTAATACCCTGCAGAGTTTCGAGAGGCACTTCGCGCCGCGCATCGTCAGCCGCTGCGTTTGCGGCCTCTGCATCCGCCTTTCCTGCGTTGATCGACTGGACCATGCCCAGCACGGTGGCCGTCCCCTGCAGCAAGGAACTCAGCGAGAAACCTGCGGCAGCTGGCGCAGCTGCAGCGGTTGTTGCCGCACCAGCACCGGCCGCCGCAGCGCTACCGCCCCCGAAAATGGACGTCACAAAACTAGCCGCCAGCTCCATTACAGTTTAACCCCCGCGATGTAGTCGCGCACCTGCAGCCGCCCAGGCCGCACTTGCGTGATCGTTAATGTCGGATCCATGCAGGCGCCGATGAGACCAGCGACGACCTGGTGACCGGTGTAATTCTGCTTCGGCGCTGACAGGTCATCGCTCATCAGCTGCAGGGGAAGGTCGCGAGCCGGACGTCCATTTGCAGCGATCGCGATGCTTGCAGTGTTTTCAAGGTAGAGACGCACGGAAACGACTTTGCCAGGTCGGCGAACAACGTCGTCGTTTGGAAGGACCCGAACATAGGGCATGCCCTCATAAACAGGCGCAGTCCAACGACCCACGATCGCCGACTTGCCTGCTAGGCCGGTCTGGATGGCTCCGCCAGTGACGGTGTAGGGTCCGTGGAAATCGTTGTCTATTTCAGCCCAGACCACACGGCCTTCGAAGGCTGCAAGCCCTGATATCTGGCCCGCCAGGTCCGTGTTGGCGTAAACCGCTTGCTGCAGCAGGTTAGCGTCAGGCTCAGTCAGTATCTCACGAGTGAAAGAGCCATCACGCTCAACGGTAAGCCATACGCGATCAAGCCCGTCGACACTGATGCCGTGAACAAAACCGCCGCCAGCGACGGGCCATTCACATGCCGCTAGGCTGATGTCCTGACTGACATTCGTCGCGCACGCAATCAGACGGCCATCCTCTCTCAGGAGGAAAAGGCGGTCGGCTGCCATGTCACCACTTTTCTTTTGGACGACCATGCGCCGAATATTGGATACGATGTCGTTGCAGAGATCGTTGACTGGTACAGGCTTGAACGCTTCTGAGACCGCATCATAATCGGCCGAATACAATCGGCCACCGTCTCGCGACACAAAGTAAATCGATCCGTCCAGAAGGACCGGCTTGCATCCATTTTTGATACCGATCGCAGAAGCGCGCACCCAGTTGAGTGGTTTGTTGCGCTCGATCGTCCGGTTAGACGCGAAGTACTCCCCGCGATCGGTAAATGCGACCAGGTACGTCGCATCGACAACGTAACGGATCGTTTCCGAAACTTCCGTTCTCAGCGCCTCAAGGCGAGCTGCAGCATCGTTCTGGCTCTGGATGTTGAGGTCGAAATACTCTCCCGTGCGCGACATAGCCATTGCTGCCGGCTTCGCAGCCGGCGCGTTGTAAATGGATCGGTCCTGGAAGTTTACCATTCCGGCAAACCCACCTCGCGACGGAGAAATGAGCGGCTCGCCCGCCGTCTTTCCAAAGTCGACATGCGAAACGAGCGCCGACGCCTCAGACGTGTTTACGACGCTTGCTTCGAAGTTATACTCTGAGCCCTGCAACGGGCCTGAGAAGCGCACGATGAGGCGGCGATAGCGGCCTTCCCCTTCGGTGTACTGGACAGTCACACCTGTTCCGAAACCGGGAAGATCCGCAATCGCGTCCTGCAGTTGCTCGGCGTAGCCGTACCATTCAACGTTCTCGGGGCTGGTCCCCATCGGTACCGACGACGTTGTGGAACCGTCCACGCTCATCGACAGGACAATATCCGGCACGCCTTCGGCCCACCGAAGAAAAATATCCCATACATCGTCCGTCTTGGCATAGTTTCCGCCCAAATCCACATCGGGAATAAATTCAAATGGCCAGTCCGACACGGTCCAGACAGCATCGTTGCTGGAGCTTCTCAGCAACCTTAGCCCACTCCAGATCGAAGGGTGGAAGATACCAACCGTATTGGCCTCTCCGTAAAATTCGAGATCGGGAAGAATTTGCGCGGTGATTTGAGGAATATCGACGGTAGCTACCTTCACGAGATCCTGACGCCAGATCTCGACCTGGCCGACCATAAAGTACAGCGTGTAAGACAGCGACGCATTGACGGCGAGTGTCGTCTGCACAACTGGCGTTGCCGGTGCGCCGCCGACCAGGCGCGAGCCCGGCAGCAGCCGGAAACCGCTTTGTGTCACGGGTTCTACGCCTAGCATCCGCTTTGCGCCGGAATAATACTGCTTCAGATTGACCTTGCCAAAAAGGCTCCGCGCCAACTGACCGGCATTAGCGGAACTCTTGAGCTGTCCTGCGACGCGGGCCATCAGAATTCTCCGTGCCAAGGCAGATATGCGCGGCCACCGGTGTGATGAACGGCAGTCAGAGGATCGCTTGCAAGAAGCGGCTCGCCGATCGGCGCGCTCGCCTTGTCTTGCCCCATCAGGCGACCAAACAGCCCGCCCGTGCCTTCACGCGACGGCGTTCCGAACGCCTCGACAAGCTTGGCCTCGCGCAGATCCTGATCAGCCCAGACCGGGATGGCGAGATATCCAGAAAGGGCGATAACAAAGGCCGCGCGGAAAGAAGGATCCCAGTAATCAGGATCGACCAGAACTTTGCAGAGCGACCAGGTGTCTGTCACATTGGCGAACAACAGCCCCTCCTCGATCGCGAAACACCGAAGCGGCGACGGGGATTGCCCAGCGCGATCCATGATCTTCAGGGGATTTCCGATACGGTTGCCCGGCAACTCGAAGGCGTAAGTCCACCCGTTGTCTGGCCGATCCGCAAGGCGCTTGTTTTTGAAGGTTTTGCGCGCAAAGCTCCAGTCATGCATGCCGAAGACCTGGTCGACAACGCGCCTCCAGGTGGCCTCGATCTGCTCGGAGAGCTCCGAACCGTCATCGATCGAGAACATGGGGCCAGCACCAATGTCCGTTAGCGCTTCATTGATGATCGTCGCCCTGTCGATTGTCATGACCACCGCCCGAAAAAGAAAAACCGTGGCCAGAGAATACGGGCCACGGTCAGGTGTTCAGTGCGACCTGGTCGCGTCAGGTGACAGTGATGTTGGCAACCGTGACGTTACCGCTGGACGGCACTGCCGTTACGCGCATGCGCACGCTGGACTGAGTGCCATCGCAGTCCACTTCTGCGTCGATGATCGAACCAACGGACATGTCCGCGCGCGCTTCGTTGAAATAACCGGCCGCGACGACTTCGGCCGCCGTATCATTGGTGGCGTAGACATGGAAACGGATGAATTTCGTCGGGCTCAGGCGGATCGGACGACCGCCGTTGCGCAACTGGCTTTTGATGAAGGCCATTTTGGAACTCCAGGATTGTTTTGAAGGGTGAGGCAATGGCGGCACGAGGACCGCCATTACGTGCGGGTTACTGGTTCGCCGGCATCGTGGCCTTGTTGATGGCCTTCATGCGGATCCGCTTGACGCCTTCGGGCAGGAGGCCAACCGAATTCCCAGAAAGCTGGACCTTCCAGAGATCCGGCGTCCCCTTCAGCTGCGGCTGAGGATAGGCCTGCATGTTCTCCTGGTCCCACTCGATCTCCGAACCCATCGCGTCTTTCGCCCATGCAAAGGTGTCGAGATACTTGGTCTCGTCGAAGGACTGCTTATAACCGTTGGCGTCGGTCGTTCCCGTGCCGTATGCGCCGGTACCGAAGGTGAAGACGCTGTCCGGCAGCGCCATGATGTGGACGCCCTGGTAGGTTTTCTTCTTGACCTTCGAGCTTTTGGCAAAGGGAAGATCGGTAGGACCCACATAGTCTGAGCTGCTGAACTGCTTGTAAAGCATCAGCTGATCGAACCAGCTGTAGGGCATCGGCCAGAACATCTCGTCTTCAGCACCGGACGCATGCAACCGGCTGGTGACATAAATTGCCGTTTCCAGATCGATGCGGGCGGTGCCATCACCAATCGTCTGCACAACGGTGGGCTGGTCAGTGAGACTGGTGGCGCCGACTTCTGCGAACGAGTTAAGCGCATTAAATTTGAGTTCATCGCGCTTGTTGCGGACGGTGCGCGACATCAACTTGGAAAGAGCGTCTTCCTGACTTGGTCCTGTTTTCCGCTTGTCCTGGGCGCGGGTCAGTGCCGTCGCCTCAAAATCGCGCACCTTGAGCTCGACCATGTCGAAGTTGATTTCCGAGATATCAACATCCTGGACTGCACCGCTCAGCTCGTACATCTGGATGTTGCCGCCGGCGACGGGGAACTTGACCAGGCCTGCGCCACCCTCACCACGCGTCATAGTGTCGTCGAGGTAGCCGCCCTCAGCCGCATAGCGGAGGCGAACCTTGTCGCGGATCTTTTCAATAAACCATTTTTCGATTGTCATTTCAGGACCTCAAAAGGAGTGATGGACGAAATCACCGAGAGGGCCGATTAGCCAGGTTGCGCCGGGTCCGGTTAAGGATAGCCAGCGCGTCGCCCAGGTCGCTCCCGTCCGGTAGCAGGCAAATCATGCCAGCGGGCGGGAGCCGTTCAGTGCGCGTCAGCTGCCAATCTGTTTTTTGTAGTCCGCCTGCAGCTGATCGTAGGAGGCCTGGTTGAAACTCTTATGCCCCCAGGTGTTTTCCGGAAGCGCCGCGCGCCGGGCAAGATCCTGACGCGGATCCATTGCAGCCGCCCCACCAAACAGCATGGCCGGACCATTGCCGTTACCGCCGCCGGCAACACCGCGGATCCATTCGAAGACACGATGCCCCTTGGCACTATCGCCAAGCATGGCCTTAGCGAATTCGATGTCATCCTTGGCGAGGCCGCCGTTTTCCGCACCCTTGGCGGCAACACTGTCGAGGAACGCATAGTTTTCGTTCATGCGCTTTTCGACGGCCTGACGCTGCTCGGCCTCCGGCAAGTGCTTGGCGACATCCGGAACGAGTGCGGCGCGCTCCGCCTTCTCGTCGATCACGGGCTCCATTAGACCGAGCTCCGATGAAACCGAAAGGAACTGCTGCACCATGCCCTGATAGACCGGGAGCGGCACTTTGTTCTCGAACGCATACTGCTGCATTCGCGCCGAGATCGGGTCGCTCGCCAGTGTCTCGAGGTGGGGCTTGATGGTCTCCGGAATATTACCGGTGAATTCACCGTAGGCCTCCGCCTTGTCCGGCACCTTGTTTGCAGCATCACGCTCGCGGTAGCCGTTCAACGCCTTGTGCAGATTGTCGATCGTCTCGTTGTTGCTTTTTCCGAGCATATGATCGGCAATGCCTTCCGGCCTATAAATATCTCCGGCGGGCGGAGGCGTCGCGTCCGCCGGAGGAGCGCTCGCCGATGGAGGCGGCGGCGCGGCTGCAGCAGCGGGAGGAGGTGCCGCCGCGGAAGAACCTGCAGGCGGAGCGCTAGCGCTGGCATCCGCCCCGCCGCCACCGCCCGCGCCTTCAGTGTTGAAAAGCATCATGTCGTAGAAGTTGATGCCGCTTAAAAATCTGCCCTTCATGATCCAGCTCCATTCTGGTTGTGTGATTTCTCGACAAGGCCTTCGCCATGTTTGATCGCGGCAAGGATCGCCTCGCCGACCCCGTTAATGCCCTGCCGCGTTGCCGTGTTGAGTGCCGTCTGCTCGATCGTCTGGCCGGTTGCCCTCAAGGGCATTCTGATAGTGATATCCATTAGCCATTCGAACATCGCCCTGCCCTGCGGCGTTCGATAGAGGCCGTACATGAAGGTCGCGACGGGATCATGAGGCTGCAATGGTGCGGCCTGCATGAGAGGCCGGAACAGCGCTTCGAGCTCCTCCCAGCCAGCTCCGCCACCAAGCGTTTTTTCAAGAAGATCTAGGGGCTGAGCCGCCCGTTCAGGAAGGAAGGGGCCAGACATTACGCGGCCCTCCGCATATCAGCGACCGCAAGATCCTTGATAGCTCCTGGGGCTTGCTTTGCCATCTCGGCCGCCATCATCGCCTGCATCTGCTGCTGGCGGGCATCCTCGATCTTAGCGAGAACCTTTTTCTTTTCCGCATCGTCGGGGATCAGATCCTTATCGATCTGTAGGCCGTCCGCGATACGATCCATAACTTTGTCTTGGTTCAGATAGAGCTCGCGCTGTTCCGGGCCGGCAAAGGCCATGACCATGTCGTGGTAATTTGCGATCGCAGCGATGCGATCGGCATTGAGGGCTGCCTGCATTGGCGAGCGGACATTGACAGAAACTAGAAGATCGTCGACCTGCTGGATGCCCGGAAGCATGCCGAATTCCATCAGGATTTCTGCAGCACGAGGCACGACGACGGGCATGATCTCGCGCACGAGACGCCCGAATGCGCCAATATGGATGTTTGCTCGCTGCTGCAGGCGTGCCGTCATTTCGGAAGCAGAGCGTGGCGTACCCTCATAGTCGGGCAGACGCGTATCAAACATCGCTTGCTTGATCTGCCCCTGCAGATCGCCGATCAGCATTTGCGCGACGTTCATGTTGCCAGATGCCGGATCCAGCCTGGTGATATCCGGCCCGAGAACGCCGCCGGTCGACTGCATGGCCCAGAACTGGCCAGGCGCAAGATTGACAGTGTTGGGGTTGAACGTGCCACCAGCGCGATAACCCCAAATACCTAGCATGTTGATGGCGGCGCTTTTTAGCGCGAGCTCTTGCGCCTTGTTGAGTGTCTTGATCGTGGGGAGAGCCGTCAGGATCACGCCACGGCCGTATGCCTCGCCTGGGACACGGTAATAGCGCGGGACGGCAATCGGCTGGGTACGGTACCGCTCGTGAGCAATGAGCTCGGTCGAGTTATCGAGGCGAGCGCCGAAGTGCCAGCCGCCGCCCGGTTGCCGATCAGCCCACCAGTCCTGGTACACCGTGACCTCGTCTGACGGCCTGGTCTTCGCCTGATCCTTGAAACCTTCAGGAAAGCGGCCTTTCGGCCAGGCGTCTAGGATCTGGTCACGCCTAAGCGCCTGCATCCATGAAACGAGGTTGACGCGACCGAAAGCGTCGGTCGAGATCGCAAGCTGGTCGAAGGGGATGCAGGCAAACATGATAGGATTGTTTGGCGCGCCCTTCACTGGCAGCAACGCACCGGTACCAACGGCCAAATCGATACACATTTCGTGTATCGCCGTATCCCAATCACCCGCCAGAAAGAACGGGTGGATAAGCTTCGAGACCCGCGAGAGCTCGCGATTGAACTGCTTTTTCTCGCCGTCCTCAAGCGCCATGGCAGCTAACGGCCCGGCCTCGAGCTCGAACGTTGACTGTCCGGCCGGAAAGAGATCGCGCTGCAGGTTGCCAGCGAAGTACATCGCCGACATGGGCGCGGTCATGTCAAACAACCGATCCGGCCCGCGAGCCCTGCCGTTCGCCCCACCGCTCGGCCGGCGCATCGGCACCGCGAAATCGTAAGCTTCCTGATAGATCGGCGTCCAATGGGAGCGAGCGTCCCAGGTGTTGGCGACACGGGTTTTGAGGGTGGCGACGTCAACGTTGAAATCGCCATCCATCAGGCAAGCACCACGCTGGAACCGCCGGCAGCTTCGCCTCCATCCTCAAACAGGCGACGCCCCCGGGGCGCGCACCTCGAGGCGGCGACAGCCTGGTTGCTGCGGTTCGCCTCCGCAAGTTGCCGATCGTTGGCGACGCGCTGCAGCTCGCGGCTTTTCTCCGCCTCTCGTTTCGCGCCGTTGTCAGACCCGCCGAAAAGACCCTTCACCACCTGGCTCATCTTGCTCCCCGTTTAAAATCCAAAGGGTTCCACCCAGGTGCCGGAAGCCAACGAGGCGCGCCATACGCACGCCGCTGAGGTTATTTTCCGTCACATGAGTTATGACGGTCCGATTTTGTGCCATGGCGGCAAGCGTCAAATGCGCGATCCGGACGAGCTCGCGCATATACGCGCGGGCGGGCGGGCGTAGCGCAAGACAGAATTCCCATCGCCCCTCCCTGTCAGGAACGAGATAGGAAACGGCCAGCAACTCGCCACCCGCGTGAAGCGCGACGCTTTCACCGTTCGATCGCTGCCAGATTGCCGCCTTACGCGCGAGCGCACGCCCGCCCGCGCACGCGAGGCAATCAAGCCAGGCGGCCGGGCTAGTGACAGTCACACGTCCCATACGTTGAAATTCCCGGGTGTTTGAGGCGCCGATTGGCTGCGCAGAAGGCGCTGCTCATGCAGACTGACGACCCCGGCCGGCAACGACGTGGTCACACCGTGCGCTATGACATTGGCGAGGCCGATGTAGCCTAGGCGACGATACTGCTCAGCATCATGTGGGTGCGAGTAAGAATTCTTCACCACAGCCAGCTTGTCGGTACCGCCGATCGTAGCCTGCTTTGTCAGCTTGTAATGAGCGGCGAAGCCACCCAGGATCATCTTGCAGCGCGGGTCGACAAGATAGCCCGGCACCCGGCCGTCGATCATAGTGGTAAGACCCATGCGCACCGCGTCCTGGCGCACACCGGGTTCATTCGAAGGGGCCGGCATGATCGGGAAGCGCAGTGTCTTCTGCACCGTCATCGCGAAATTCATTTCGTCGTTTTCCGTGTCGCCACCGTAAAACATCGCAGGGTCGCCATAGATGCCGATGATGGGCAGGCCGGGAAACTGGCTCATCAGCAGATCGAGCAGCATCAATGAAAACCGTGTCGGGCCCGTGCCGGGCTCGGTCACCAGCTCAGCCAGCAAACGATCCTGCCCGTTAGATTGCGGCTGGCCGATCGTCGCGGACGGCGAGCCGCCGCCATCGAGGCCGATTGTGATGCCACGACCAGGCGTTGGCGCCAGTGGCTGATCAGCCTTGTGGATTTTTTCGTTGTACTCCGGATAGACCGGCTTTCCGTCCTGGGCATAACCGGGCAAACCATGAACCATGCGGCGTGAAAGGTTCTCCGACATGGCGCGCAGATCCATTTCGTAAGCCGAGCGCGGCCGCCCAACCCGGTTTTCCGCTCCGTCATCTAGGCCACCAGGCTGGCGGAAAAAATTATAGGCCGGATTTTTCTTTTCAGGATCCTCCCAGCCAACCTCCTTCAGCAGGGGATGATCGACGTCCGGCGGGTTCATATCGCCCCAGAACATGCGCGGAAGGGTGATTTCGGTATCATCGACCGTCATGCCCATGCGGCGCATCGCCTCTCGGCCGTCACGCGAAACCCGATCGAGCTCGGAGGGCGCGATGTCCTTCACCGGCGGATATCGGCCGGTACGCATGAACAGCGCGCCGGGAACCTCAGGGCTCATCATGTCGACTTCGTTGCCCCACGCCATTGAGACCTCATAGCCTTTGACGAACTGCATAACGTTGCTGTCGGCGATCGCACCCGTCTCGAGCGTGAATTCGACAATCACCTTGTCCGCACCGCGATAGGCCTCCCAAACCAGGTGATGCCGCACAGGTCGATCCTGCCCGCCCTCATACCCCTTGTCTGGCCGTTGCCAAGGGTGACCGACCGGGAACATTTCGTGCCAGCTGGCCAACGCCGTTCGGGCGAAATCGCGATAGGTGTCACGAACGCAGATCAGCTTCACGCGCACGCGCCCGTCCCTGCACACGGGCATGTAGGAGGCGGCCAGCAGCGGTCCCTTGATGCAGCTGGCGACAGTCTTTCCGGAGCCGGCCGGTCCCATGATGATATCGATGGGCCCCCTCGAATGGATGAAAGCAGCACCGACCGGACCCGGCGGCACATAGCGCGAAACATCGATATTTCCCATGACCCTGAAACCCTTTCAAAACCCAGAGCCCGCGCGCCCGCGCCCGCCCTCGATCAGGAGAGATTAGTTTCGCCGCAATGCCGTTCAGTCAGGCAATGCCCAAAAGGGCAGTGTGTGTGAGGCGGCAGACCCATAGGGGGAGGCCCGAAGGGACTTTCCAAACCGAAGTCGCGGGCCTTTGCCCGCGTCCGCATGAACCACCCCTGCCACGCGCGGGAGGCCAGCCGATTTCCCGCGCGCGCGAGGCCAGAAACCAAATCGGATACTACTCTTTAAGCAGTAGCATGTTGTTTGTTTTCAATGCCTTGTCATCCATCCGACATTGCGCCTGAATGGTCGGACGCATAACCTATTGATTTTGTTTGTCGGGCGCATCTACCCGCTTCAGGTTCAACGTCGCGTCCGCAGCTGGCCGCTCGCTCGGCATTTCACCAATCAACATGACACCCAGCGCTTGAGTTTTCACCTCGACCTGCTGGGGCTTCTTGGCATGGAAGAACGGCATGAGCTCGGCGTTGGCATCCTCGATCATGTCGTATGCCTTGCTCATCATCTTGAACACTTGGTCGCGGTCCAGCACGCCCGTCCTGATCGCCGCCTCCATCAGCTGCTCTGGCGTAGCACCCTCGAAGGTTGGAAGGCAGGCCAGCTCAGCGGCAAGCGCCACCGGGCTGGCGTTCGCAAGGTCGGCGAGGTTCAAGGCCGGATCGCGATAGCCCATGGAGAGCAGGTAGTTCGCCAGATCGGTGGAGCGGCGGTTCTGGGAGCCTTTCGGCCTCCCCCTCGCCCGCTTGGCGGCATCCATGATTGACGCGACGTGTTTCACGGGACCGCCGAATAGGCAGTGCTCGCCGTCAGGATCCGCGAGCAAGAGAGATTGCTGCTCGGGTTCCTCGCGCTCGCCCGCGAGGGACTGGGCGAGGCCAGCCATGACAGTTTCCGTCATCGCCGCCATCGATCCGACTTTCGCGGCGCGCTCCGGCGAAATTTCCGGCGGCGTGTGTGCCACTTGAAGCCCCTGATTTTGCTCGGTTTCGTCGCTCACCAGCTATTTCCCTATTTTTTTATTCCGGTTACCGGCTGCGGCTTTCGCCAACCGGTGGCAACCGTTTTTCCAACCGCGTTTCTGCAAGAAAATCAGGAACATATACCTAACGGTTACCGGGTTACCATCAAATCACCATCTACGCGTATGCACGCGCGCGCGTAAAAGGGTGCAATATAGTGGTAACTCGCCAACCGTCATTACAAGCCTCTGATTTTGTTGATTTATTGCGGTTACCGGCCCGCCAACCGAGTGGTAACCGCTGGTAACCACCCGCACCCGGCAGGGCAGACAAGCCCCGCAACGTTCACGCTATGACGCATTCGCCCGTGTTAAGTGCCAGCGCCGTGATTTATCCCGGCATGTCGTGGTGAGCGACCACAAGGCCGGAGCGGAGCGGAGGCATAGGTCGTGAACTGGCTGCAACGGCAGGCGCTGGTACCGTCCGCGCCTCACTTGCTCCAAGCTATCGTAGCGATTGGCCACGGCGTTTCTTCTCTCGTGTCGCCTCTCTCCAATCGCTGTTCAGTGCGGTGGCGCGGACACCGCTTTTAAAGTCACGGGGCGGGGGTAAGAGAGTTAAATGCGAGGGGCAAAGGGCGAGGGAAAATGACGCAATGAGGACAGGGTGTGGGTTACGAATTCTCGGCCGAGATCTGGTTACACTTATCCCAGTAACGCTCACTCATCTGGACGGCCAGGCGCGCGGTATCAGCGTATCCGAGATTGGGCATGGGCGGCGAGTGATGGAAAGGCTTGGGTGTCCATCCAACCCATTGCCACTTTCCCTTTATGGGGCCATGGAATTCCTTGCGGACGCGACCAATCGGCTTCCCACCGTCGTAGCCCATCCAGTCGTAATCGGTTGGCGGGTCGGCTTTGTCGATCTGGGTGCGGGTCCAAGTGTATTTAGGGAGGTATGGTTCGCACATTGGAAAACGTATAAGCAATGGCGGGATGGAATACGAGAGGACAGAGATAGATGGCAGGGGACCAAACTAAGACGGAAAATAGTCCAGCAATAGAGCTACAAACGCTCCTAGGGACAGCGCTCCAACTTCCAGCGGCGGTTGCCTCCATCGCATTCTTCTTCGGTACTGCATCGATCATTGGGAAAGTTTCGATTGTTCCCGGGTTGGCACGGCAAATATCGGTAACGGATGTCATATCGGAAGCGATATTGATAACGCCACCCTTTCTCGTGCTTTGGGTCGCAACGGTCGCAGTATTTTATCAATTCAGCGAAAAATTGCCCGACCAACAAACATTTAAGAAGATAAACAAGTACCTTTTCCGGGTCATTATGCTTGGAGGCACTCTTGTGTTCATGGCCGCAACGGCCATTCGCGCACAGACGATCTCGTCCGCAGTAATAATCGTTTCTTACTCATGCATTTTCCTATCTTCGGCGACGGCCATCGCGATAAAATACAGGATGGGGCAAAGGCGCTACTTTCACATTCTGACGCCAGTGATATGCACATTCGTATTGATTATGATAATTAGTGGAGAGTTCGCGCGCTACGCGCGCGACTACCCTGACGACAAAATCCGAGAGGGAAATTTGGAGGTTTGCGTCGAACGCTGCCATCCGGGGATTGTGGTTGCTTCTACCGGCTCGTTATCAGCCATACGATACTGGGGTATCGATAGCATCTATATCGTTGCTAACTCCGATATAAAAACACAGAGGGTTCGAACCCATAAAGTACCAAAATGGAATCTGTCGTCGTATTGGTAAGCTGCCTTTCTAAGCAAGTGCTCAATGGGATCCCGTCCATTCGTCATACCCTGCCAGATCTACTAGCGTGACAGTCTTTGCAACACGGTTGATCTTGACGGTTTTATCAGCCTTCGAGAGCTCGCGTGGCACGATCGTCTGCGGTGCCTGTTTCAGCGCCAGCGTCCAGCCGCCGTGGTTAAATTCACCATCAGCAAACACCCGGTTGAGGTTGTCATCGTTATGCGGGATCGCCAGCGCGTAGCCCCTGCAGGGCTTGCCTTTCTCGCGCAGGCCGAGACCTATCAGCGCCAGGCGGGCGCGGGCGTCGTCGATGAGCATATCCGTGCGCTGGTCATTCTCCAGCGCCTCGATGATGCCGCCTACGGTCTGCCGCTCGCCGGCCTTATAGGCGTCCACCTTTGCGCCCATGATCTTTTCAATGACTTCCTGCCATTTCGGCACCTGCTCTGCCCTGTCGGCCGACGTCGCAGCCTCGATGGTTTCCACAAGCATATCGAGATCCAGGCGCACACCATCGGCCGTGGGATCCTGATGCATGCCGGCGTCGACAAGCCCCTGCTCTCCCACGAGGAGCTCCGCACACGCCAGCACGGTGCCATAGGTGTCGATCGCGCGCGGATCCAGCGCCAGGCGCTGATCAGACAGGATCTGCCGCCACTTCGGCAGAATGTGCCAGTAGAAATCATGAAAGCCGTCCATGATCTGCCGGAGGATCATACGGCCCCATTCTTCCTTGATGAGCGGCTGCGTTGCGTTGGCGTCCTTATCCAGCGCATTGAGGTTCAGAATGATCATGCGGGTGCGGTCCTGGACGCCAAGGTGTGGATGCAGGATCGCAGAGAAAATGAAGCTCGAGCGCAATTCAAATTCGGTGCCGTCGCCGTTCGCACCGCCGCGATAACCCTTCGCACCGGAATATGACTGGCGGGCAAGCTCAATGATGGCTTGCTCTTTCTGGCCTTGCGCCTTGCGTTCGAATTCGTCGACAGCAACCGGCCGGCTGTCCTGCCTGATGTTCTGGTAGATGCCGGCGGCCGTCGTGTTGGCCGTCGAATAAAGTGCAGATCCGAAAAGCGCCCGCAGGATCCCGTGCAGGGTCGATTTACCTGTGCCTGCGCCGCCCATGGTAAACATGATCGGGCGGACGTCGAGCGCTCCGGACAGGAACGCTGAGCCGATCCAGCCAAGAAAGAAAATCGGATCGATGTATGGCCGCTCCCATTTCCAGCTTTTCAGGTCCTGCAGGATGATGTGCGCCGGGCTGTCGTTGACGCCGATCGGCGTCTGCCACGGGTGTACGGTGTCGTTGTCCTGGGCGTAAAAGAAGCCGTCATAGTCACCGGGTTTGGCCGCCTGCAGCTGCCAGTCGGTCGCGCGGTTATGCTTGTCGGTTTTGATGTCGACGGAAAACAGGTGCTTGCCGCTGTGCCAGATGAATTTATCCTGTGCCTTCCAGCCACCACGGCCGCGCACATTGTTCTGCGGATCGAATAGGCCCTTGCGGCCAGCCTCGCCGATGATCGCCGTCCAGGCCTGGTCGCGTTGCACGCGCTCGACCTTCGGCGGAACATAACCTTCACTACCGGGCTCGCCTTTGGCCTTTGACCAGGCGGGCCATGCCCAAAAAACATAGTTCACGAATGGGGAGAAGATCCGGAGGAGCGTGGGCAGATCATGGCGGGTGATCTCCTCGAGCTCGCCGATCGCGTTGATGACATAGATCGTCTCACCCTTCTTGCCCAGAACAGTAATTGGGCAATCGGGTGGCATGTTGTGGTGCGGCGCGCCTTCCCACTGGCCGGCCTTGATGCCGTTGCGCAGCAGGTTGGCATCCGGATCGAACAACTCTTTCTTTTCGTCCAGCACCTGCTGCGCGTCCAGGAACTGCGCACGAATGCCTTGGATGCCACCCTGAATTTTCGGTTTTCTTGCCATAACTGCCCGCATGAATAAGAGGAAACCGCCGCGCCTAATCGTCGGCGCGGCGGGTATTGATTATTTCTGGTGGGTGCCTTCAACGCCCCGACGCATGCGGGCAAGTGTGCGAGAATGCAGCCAGTGCTGCGCCTCCTCGATCTTCGTCAGCGCCAATGCATTCTCCCTGCAGGCGAATGGGCCAGCCTGGAACGAACGTAGACGATCGGCGACGATCGCGAGCAGGACTTCCTGCGTCAGACCATTGACACCAACCTCATTGATCGCGCCGTTCTGGAAATAAATCATTGTGGACGTGCCGGCGTCGTGCGTCTGCCCATCGCCGGCGCTGGGGTTCTTTTCCAACTCAAACCCGCCGATGCGATATGCATGGTTGGCCCCACCCGCTCCGGCCTGGTCGAGAACCTCGATCGTCAACTTGTCATTTGCCGGATTAACTTTGTGATCATCAATTGTACGCATTGAATTTCTCCTCGTGGTTTGGCCGGACACCATTGCCGGGCACAGCAGTGGGCGGCTCAGTGCGTAGCCATCGGCCCGTCAACGAGCTCCATGTTGGTTTCGTCGATCGGCACTGGTCTGGGCTTCGGTGTCTCGGCCGCCAGTTTCTCGAGGCGCTTCTTTTCAGACGCGGCGAAGTCGTCGAGGTCGATCAGGATCGCGGCGAAGGCTTTGAGGCTGAGCTCTTCTGCCTTTGTCAGATCTGCAGACTGGCGATGTTTGGTGATGACCAGGTGCTGCGCCATCACATCCGGCGTCGCGCGCGGACCAATCTTGCGCACCAGGTCAACGAGACCGCTAAGCGCCTCGAACGGGATTGCCGGTGTTTCGATGGGCTGCCCACTTCGGATGAGCGCGCCCAGCACTTCAACCGAACCATGTACCCCAACAAAAACATCCCGGGCGACAAAGCGCGAGATTTCGAGAGGATCGACGCCTTCTGCCAAATTCGGCATCTCGAGCCACCAAGGCTTATCGTCTTCCGGTGCCGATTGTTTCAGAGCGTCGGCTTTTTCCCAGGCATGCTCTAAAGCGGCATAAAGATCGTGGACGATCTCAACCGGATCATCTGCAGGTGCCCAGTCTTTGAACTGACCCTCGCAACGCCTGATGTCGTCGATCGCGCCCATAAGGTTTGAGCCGACGCGCGCCATATCGATAAGATCTTCGGCCGTTTCGAAGCCTGCGAGCTCGAGCGCGGCTTTCAGGTCAGGCGAGACGCCTTTTCCATCCAAATCTTTGCCGCCAACGTCTTCATCTTTATTTCCGTCGCCGACATGTTCGATGTCACGATCATGGCTACTGGCATCGCAACGAGATTGGCCGTCGCCTCCGTTGTCGGAAACAGAGCCGTCCTTTCCGCCATCCGCTGCGCCATCAGCGCTTGCGTCGCCGTCATTTTCGATTGATCCGGAACCGGATCCCGTGCCGATATCGCCCGAAACGTTGTGCCCGGCATCGCCGCTATGCGCATTTGTGCTGGATCCGGCGGAAGCATTTTCACTACCATCGCTCAGCCCCTTGCCGTCTGCAGCGCCGTCGACGCCATTAGGTCCATCCACGAGCGACGTGGCGTCCAGGGCCGCGCCGTCAGCTGATGGAGGTGCGCCTGCAGCATCGATCTCAGACGCATTTCCGCTTGCTGCCGGCGTTGTTTGATTTCGTGTGGTGCTTCCATTGTTCTGCCCTTTACGTTTCGACATGCTCTTTCTCCTTGTGGTTACTCCATGCCCAGCGCGGCCATGTAGGTTTGCAAAATCGTCTCTTCCTCGATCCGCTGGTTCACGTCCTTGGCCCGAAGCTTGATGATTGTTTTGATGGCTTTCACGTCGTAGCCGCGACTGCGCGCCTCGCCGAAAACGTCGGCCTTATCGTCTTTGATGGCCTTCTCTTCATCGTTGAGACGCTCGACACGCTCGATGAACTGGCGTAGCTCGGCGGCTGCGACGGTCTCGGAAATTTCAATGTTGTGGCCAATCTCGCTCAAGAGTTCGCCTCCGCGCGATCGAGGCGCTCGATTTCAGCGATGAGGAGCGCGGCCGCGCGCACGAGATCTGCGCGACGATCTTTCGGTTTCCACCAATTTTTCGACCACGGCCACCGACTAGGAACATTCTTGGCGGCAAACTCGCGCTTGCGGTCACGATCGGAGATAGCCGCAGCCTGCGCGTAACTAATCGCCGCTTTCGTCATTTCGAAATTCGTGTGACCGTCATCATGCACGTTGTCCCAGCCTTCTGTCTCGATCTGCCGGCGACGTTCCGCCGTCACATCGAGGGCGGCTTTCGAGAACAAGCTGTGCTCTGCAGGCGCAGTCGGCGCTGGATCCGTATCACCGGCAACAACGATCGGCTCATAGGTCGTAGCGAAGATGTCAGGCTTGCAGGGATAGAGCTCGCCTTTCACGCCCTTGATGATCCAGTCACCCTTCCCGGCTGTCATTTCGCCTTCGAGCGTGCTGATAATGATGCCGGTTGCGGCGACACTGATATCCGCCCCGCCCTGCCACTCGCTCAAAATCAGGAGTTTTTCGGCATCCAGAGGCGTTTGGATTGCCTCGATCACAACGGGCTTTTTCCTGAATTTATTCATCATCTTCCCCTTTCATCAGGTCGTTGAAATCTTTGCCCAGGTGGCTGGTCATCTCGGTGAGCGGCTTGTTCGCGCGCGAAAGCTCCTCCATCACCCGTTCGAATTGCTTGACGGCGGTTTTCTTTTCCCAGTCATTGTCGCGGGCAACGATGATGGAGCCGACGCACGGCAACCACACTGGCGCCGATGCCATGGCACCGAGCGAACCGGCGGCCCACACACGGGCTTCGGGAATGGCAAGCGCCAGCGAAAGACCGTCTTCGACGCCTTCGCAGAGGATGAGCGGATAAGGCCGCGCCGCCGTTTCCGGCGGTTCGCCTTCCGGCCCGTGGCTGATCCGGATCATCGCGCCGCGCGCCTCGCCAAACATGATCTTGGCGGTTTCATCGCCGGTCACCGGCAGCTTTTGCGGCCCGAGCGGCGAAAGGAATGTCATGTGCACGGCCGAGATCTGGCCGGTGGGCATGCGCATTGCCGAAAGCACAGCCGGAAACTTCGGGCCGTCCTGCACCTTGATGCGCCGGCCGTCTTCATGGCGGAACTGCGCCCGCTTCCAGTATTCTTGCGCGGCCGAGAAACGGAATGTCTGCATGTCGCGGTTCGGAATGTCGCCGATCGGGCAGCCGCGTGCGGCGAAATATGCCCGGGCATGGGCCTCGGCCGTCGATCGGGAGCCGTCCTGGTAACCGCTGTTCCAGACCTGCTCGGCCCTACCCATGCGTTTCAGCCGATCGGCCTCCGCCCGGGCTTCTGCCTTGCGGCGCTCATCATCGGCCCGGCGCTTCATGTCCTGGCGCTGCTCGGCCGTCATCGTGCGCAGCCCGAGAAAATCGCGCGACCAATCCATGGCCGCGCGGAAATCGCCGCCGGTCAGATATTGTACCAGGCCGAGTACGTCGCCCTTTTCGCCGGTGCGGTAATCCTTCCAAGCGCCGGGATCTCGATCGAGCGCGATCTTGAGCTCCGGCGTCTGGTGGAAATCATTGGTGATGGGATTGTGGGAAACCCACAGCCGCCCTTCCCTCTTGCCGGTGGGCAGCAGGCGCTGGCAAAGGCCTTCGATGCGGTCTTTCAGCGCCTGTTTGATTTCGGAGGTGTCGGAACGGTTCATGGGTCGCCACTCACCGCTTTTCGCCGATGGAAATCGTGTTCGTCTGCAGACCCTTGTTGTAGATCTCGACGAGCGCCTTACTCAGCGCCAGGCCGGCATCACTTCCGGAGAGCCGACGGATCGCCTCCGCATCGCTGGAAAGGATCTGGCGGTTTTTGCCGCGCAGCTTCATCACCATGCGTTCGTCGTTGATCGTGGCTTTGTTGTTTCGATACAGGCGGGCAATCGCCTGGATGACAACGCCATTGAGCGCGCCGGTATCATTCGGCCAAGCAGCGACGATCGCCCTGCAGGCGGAACTTACAGCGCTATCGCCATAGGTCTTGATCGCCCGACTAACGGCCGTCACAGCATGCGTCTTGTTGGCGGCGGGCTTGACGCCGTGCGCCTGGACAACTTCACAGCCAGCCTCCTCGAGGACGGAGCAAACCGCCATCATATCGGCGTCGCCCGCCTCGATGCCTGCCCAGTATCTTTCGACCGTCGAAACATTGGTACGGTTGACGTTGACGCCCAGGAATGCGCCCGCCTCCTCGCGTGCGCCGTCGATCCGAACCACGGCGGCCGGTATCTCGGTTACCCCCGGATGCGCCCGGGCGGCCGCAACGCGGTGCTGCCCGTCGAAAACGGTAAAAGTTCCGTCTTCCTGCTCGGCCAACATGACCGGCTGGAAGTGCGCCCAGTTGAACTCCCGAAGGATCTGGGCGACACGGCCGGGTCGGATCTCGCGCTGGTAGTTCCGATCGACACGGATCTTGTCCATGGGAACCCACATCAAATCTGGCCTCTGGCCGAGATCTTGCGATACATCAGTCATGCTACACCTCCATTGTGAGCGGGAATTTTTGTCGCGTCGGGAGCTCGCGGCATAAGACGGTAACCAGATCCGCGAACGGTCTGGATCGACACGGAAAGCGGCGTGAGCTTCTTTCGAAGCTTGAGAATGAAGATGTCGACGATCTTGATTTGCTGCTCTTCACCAGCGATCGGAGCGATACAGGCAAGCAGTCTCTCGCGCGATTTTACCGCGCCCGGCTTCCGGTAAAGCTCGGAAAATATCTCCATTTCCTGCGCCGTCAGCGCTGCGAACTTGTTACCGGCAATGATAATCCGGCTTTCGATGTCAACGGCAAACAGCCCGGCAGGCAGCGTTTGGCCACAGGTGGGGCAGTTGCAACGAACTTCGCTCATGCTGCACGCCCCCATTGCAAAAGCGGGTTGCTGTCGCCTATCGTCCACCCGGAAAAGAGTGGGGGCGCAACGTGAGAGCGAAAGACGATCGAGGTTATTGGCTGGGCTGGTACATTGCGTACGGAATGGCCGCTATGCTGCTGGTTTTTTTGGTTTTCCGCGCATTCACGATCCGCGATTTCGCATGCGGGAAAGATGAAACCGATTGTTTCAGACAATGGGTCAGCGCGCTTGGAGCTTGGGTAGCAATACCGTCGATTATCTATGCAGCTGTGCAGGTGACCGCGGCAGCCAAATTTCATAAGCAAAACATGAAAGTCGCCTATAGGCCCTTGCGAGCGCTTGCAGATCGCACCCTTTTTGCCGCGCACGATGCCAGAGCTAGGACAATTGCAATTAGAGCACGTTGGAAGTCCAACGACGTCAATGAGTTCTACACCGAAGACGTTTTTGAGACGTATCGTGAGCACTTTGCGGCGCTGAAGGAGATCGTCTCGAACCCAATATTTGAGCAATTCGAAAGTGTGGCTTTCGTTGACATTGACTCCATTCCCGATCTTCATCGGCTGATCGAAGAACACGCACCGAACTCGCGGTTCGAAGAATTGGCCGGACGAGATCAGCGCCAGTATTCGATGCTTCGCATGCACATCAGGAGAATGACCCAAGGGATACTCACTTGGATGACTGAGTGCATTGCTTGTTGCGAAGAACTGGCACTGGAGGCCGAGAGCGCCGCTGGTGAGGAATAGGCGACCAATCATGACGCAAACGCCTCCTCGACGTAGGCCAAAGCCGTCTCAATCTCCGGACGCTCGCGCTCGTCGCCGAGCTCTTTGAGCAAAAGCGAAACGGTGGCCTTGCTCACGCCAAGGGCGCGGGCCATGTCCGCTTGTGGGATATCGAGGTAGGTTACGGTGATGTAGATCGCGAGCCGGCGCAGCCTGGTTGCCCGCATCCATTGCTCGTCGGCCGTCGCCCGCCTGGACGGATCGGCAGAAAGAATGAAACCCGGCTGTACGGCGGCCTTTTGCGCCACCAGCGCCACAGCCAACCGGTAGGAACGGATCGCAGAGGAGCGATCAGGGAACCGCAATTCGGCCTCTCTGCCCTTTTGCTCGAGATCTCGCTGACGTTTCAGCTGCGCGATCGCCAAGCGCACGCGGTTGACGGTGCGTGGCGTGAGCGGCCGGATCCCGGCCCGGATATTGTACAGATACCGCGATGCGACGCCGGCAGCGCGCAACACCTCGCACTCGACGAGCCCCGCGGATTTGATCGCCAGATCTATTTCGGCGACAGAATTCATTATCAGCCCCTGCAAGCAAAGGCCGGACGCAATACAAACCGGCGTGAACATTTCAGACGAGCGCCACCAGTTCCGGCGGCTTGCTGGTCGCGGTTTTCTGGGCCTCGCGGTGTTCCGCGAGACCGGACAAGGTCAATTCGCCGCCTCTCGACGGCGCGATGTAGATGGAAACGAAGCCGTCACGGCGCATGTAGAAGCAGAATTGCGCCCCGGGCCATTCGCGACGCTTCGCCTCTGCAGCGAGATCGTCGATCAGCTGCAAGTGAAAGGCGCGGTTCTCGGCAAACTCCGCCGGCGGCTTTCCGCCCAGGCAAACCATGGTGTCAATCAACCCGAGCTCGTCGGCGTTCTCGTCCAGCTGCTGGATCCAGTCTTCGGCGAGGATCATCACTCAGCCTCGCTTTCCCGGACGCCACGAAGGTCGACGAGTTTTCCGGCATCAGTGATGCGCAGCCGCCGATTGCTCAGGTACCGCTCGACCAGTCCGTCATTCTCAAGCTTTGACCATGTGCTGCGCATTACGGGGGCTCTTTCGCCTGCAGCCGTCAGCACCTGGTTGCGATCGAAAACACCATCGCCTGTCCGGTTCTTCAACCACAACAGGGCGGAGAGCATCGCGGGAGTAGGTTTTCTCATTGCCGCGTCTCCTGCCCTTCATCGACGAACACAACGCCGCGCTCGGCGGCGATATCATCGATGGCCGCAGAAAGACGCCGGCGAATTCTGTTCGTCGGTTCCCGCTCGGCTTTCTTGGCACGCGACAAGGTGCCCTCATTCACATCAGCTACGCGACACAATTGCTTCTGTGAAACCCCCAGCCTCGCGCATCTTTCAAGAATTTGCGTGAAGGAATACACAGTCATTTTTCACATCCATATTGAATTTTCACATGGTGATGTGATTTGGTGTGATTGGTCAAGTGGAGTTTTGCGTTTTGAACATGGCCGTGCATCCTGCGATATCTGCGCGCATGACATCTTTGCGCGACCAGCAAATCGCATGGCTGGACCACATTAAGGATTTGAGCGGGCTGACGATCACTGAGATCGCCAGAGCGTCGAAACTCGACCCGTCCACGCTCACCCGATTTTACAGTAAAGATGAGAGCGGCCATTCGCTCAGCGCTCGATCGGTTAAAAAGATCGAGGACGCCACTCGCGTCCCAGCTTATGAAACCAAGGTGAAGCCGGTTATCCAAAGTTTCAGCGAAGATGAGGCGCAGCCATTCATCGCGATGGACGATCCTACCGACCCGATCAGCAGCGCTCTAAAGCTAACCACGAAGGAAACGCAGAGCGTACACCTTTGGACGCTCAAGACCGCGAGCTTGGCGGCTGTGGGCTATTTCCCGGGCATGGTGGTAGCTGTGGATGAAAAAGCAGTCGCCAGGAATGGTGATGCTGTCTGCGCCCAGAAGTACGACTATCGCCGCGGAACCGCCGAAACCATCTTCCGCGTCTACCGCACGCCTTACCTCCTCACCGCATTCATGAATGGCGAACCCGCCACGCCAGAGATCGTCGATGACCAGAACATCGTGATCATGGGTACCGTCGTAGGCGGTTTCCGTCTCCGCCATTAGATTGTCGCAATCACGACATTGACGTTAAACTTAGGAGCGCTCCAAGTCGCTAAACTTTGGAGCGCTCCTTTTGTTGTGACGCCGTTAAACTGAGGAGCGCTCCACAACGCTAAATTTTGGAGCGCTCCTTTTTCACGTCCTGCTAAGAAGTTTTTCACAACTTCGACCCTAACAATGCATATGTTAGAAATGCGAAATTCACATATTCATTTGCTTTTCACATGAAATTCATACAATCTCCCTGTGCGAGCTGATTTGCAGCCGCAAATTCACATGGGAGACGCGAAACATGCTCCAGAATTCGAACGACCGCTTCATGCAAGCGGAAGACATCGCCGAAGCGCTCGGACTGCAAAAAGAAACCTTTTTGCGTAAGCGCAACGGGCTCATCATCCAGCACGGCATGCCGGCACCTTTGCCCGGGCAGAAGAAACAACTGCGCTGGCATCGTGAAGGCATGGAAAAATGGCTTCGCCAGTACGGCGAGATCAAGGCCCACGCAATGCGCACGGCCGGATCCCTTGTCCGGATCCACGTAGACCGCGCCCAGTTGACAGCCGCCTATGCGGCGGGAGCGCCGGCATGAGCAATAGCCCTCGCTTCTTATCCGAAGGCATGAGCCACGAGGAGGCCCTTTTATCGGGTGACCCTTTCAAACAATGCCTTGCTCGCTTCG